AACGCGGGCACGGCATGGACGGCCAATGCGAGCGGCAAGAACTATTACCTGACCAAGAGTGTCGCCGCTTCGGTGGTGCAGGACTACATCAACACCCGCCTTGCATCGTTCATGGTCAAGTACGGAACGCCGGATTATCGTGCGCTGTATCTGTTCAATGAGGGCAGCGGGCAGATTATCGACCAGTCCGGTAACGGCAATGACAGCACCAGCAACACCGGGACATGGCAGGCGAACGGGTTGTATTTCCCGGCTGGCACCATGGCGCTCGTGCCGAATGACAATTCGCTCGAAGTGCAGGACATGCTGCTAATCATTGTAGCCACCTTCGCAAGCATCACTTCTGCGGAACAGTGTCTCGCCTCCATGGACGGCGGCGCAAACGACAAGCGAGCGTGGCAGAAACGAAAGACCACATCGGCAACCGGGAACAAGGGCAGTTTCTTCCACCGCTATAGCCAAAGCACATCCATCACAGAACTGCTGACGCCTACCGCTTTGACGGCGGGAACACCTTTCCTCTTGGCCTCCCGGCTTCGTCCCGATCGGTCGATGAACCTCTATAACGAGGACTATGTTTCGCTGGCTTCGGCAACGCTTGGCGGGGCCACGCCTAACAGCGGTGATGGATGCGATCTGGCGGTTGGTTCGCGCACCGGGGCCACTAACTCTTCCCTCGCAACCCTGCACTATTTCGCGCTGGCGGCTGCACCTCAGACACCCGAAGCCGAGGCCGCGCTGATCGCCAAGGCGGTTGAACAAGTCAGCACCATTCATGGGATAGCGCTATGAACGCAGTTCTGGACCTCTCCATCCCCGAGATCGCCGAGCTCGCCGAGTACCTGACCGAGGACGAGAAGCGCGAGCTCGCAGAGATCATAGAAGCGGACCGCGCTCGCATGATGTGGCGACCGCTGCCCGGTCCGCAGACCATGGCATATTACTGCGACGCCGACGTGCTTGGGTACGGCGGCGCGGCCGGCGGGGGCAAGACCGACCTGATGCTCGGGAAGTCCATCAACCAACACCGGATCTCGTACATCCTGCGACGCGAGGCGACGCAGATGAAGGGCATCTACCGCCGGATGACCGAGATCATGGGCGGCACCGACGGGTTCAACGCGTCGAACAAGCTGTGGCGCATCGGTGACGGCCGCGAAGTGCAATTCGGCTCGACCCCCAACCTTGGCGACGAGATGAACTATCAGGGGCAGGCGCGCGACTTCCTCGGCATCGACGAGGCAGCGAACTTCCTGCGCGCGCAGATCATCTTCCTGATGGGCTGGGTGCGCACCACGATCGAGGGGCAGCAGACCCAGTCGCTGCTCACGTTCAACCCGCCCACCACGGCCGAGGGGCGCTGGCTGGTCGACTATTTCGCGCCGTGGCTCGACGACATGCACCCCAACCCGGCGGCCCCGGGCGAGCTGCGCTGGTTCTGCACGCTCGACGGCGAGGAGCTGGAATGGCACGACGGCGTGCCGTTTGACTACCGGGGCGAGTGGGTCATCCCGCAGAGCCGATCGTTCGTGCCCAGCCGCATCTCGGACAACCCGTTCCTCGTGCGCACCAACTACATGTCGACGCTGCAGGCGCTGCCCGAACCGCTGCGCAGCCAGATGCTGTACGGCGATTTCAAGGCGGGCATGACCGACGACCCGTGGCAGGTCATCCCGACCGCGTGGATCAAGGCAGCGCAGGAGCGCTGGACGAAACGCGTACCGCGCCCCGACTTCGTGTCGCTGGGCGTCGACGTGGCGCGAGGCGGCAGCGACAACACGACCATCGCGCGCTGCACGCAGGATCTCTATTTCGACGAGCTGCTCGAGTACCCCGGCAAGGAAACGCCCGACGGCGAGACCACGGCGGCGCTGTGCATCGCGGCCAACCGCAACCACGCGCCGATCCACATCGACGTCATCGGCGTCGGCGCTTCGCCCTACGACTTCCTGAAGAACGCGCGGCAGCAGACGATCGGTGTAAACGTCTCGGAGCGCTCGCTCGACACGGACCAGTCCGGCCGCCTGTCGTTCAAGAACCAGCGCAGCGCGTTGTGGTGGAAGTTCCGCGAGCTGCTCGACCCGGTCAATAACCACAACGTCTGCCTGCCCCCGAGCCGCGACCTGTTGGTAGAGCTGGCCGCGCCGAAGTGGAAGGTGCAGGGATCGACGATCTACGTTGAAAGCCGCGAGGACATCATCGACCGCATAGGCCGATCGCCGGACCGCGCGACGGCCGTTATCATGGCCGCGATCCGCACACCGCGCGAGAGCACGACCATGACGAGGGAACACGCTGCCGCGCGCCGCGCGTATAACCCTGCCAATCCCGGCGCGGTGCGCCGCAAGTTCGATCCATACGGGGAAAGGTAAACGCTATGTGCGATCCGGTCTCGGCCATTATCGGTTCTGCTGTCGTTGGCGCAGGCACTTCGCTGTACAGCGGCGCGAAAGCACGTAAGCAGGCGAACAAAGCGCAAGCCAGCAACGAGGCCATCGCTCGCCAGCAGGCGCAGCGCGCCGAAGAGCAATTCAACCGGCTGAACCAGAAACAGCCGGGGGTCGAGGCGCTGTACGCGCGCAACGCCAAGGTCAACTCGGGCGGCGTAGGCTCCACGTTCCTGACCGGCACGACGGGCGCGAAGCCTCTCCTCGGGAGCTAAGACCATGCAGCTGATGTCCCAACGCCGCGACCTAGCGATGCGCCGCTCGAAGCAGCTCGAGCTGGTGCGCACGAACGGCTGGGACGGGCACTGGAAGCAGCTGGAGACCAACCTCCTCCCGCGGCGCGGCCGGTTCGATGCCAGCCAGCGCAACCGCGGGGGCGAGCGCAACCAGCACATCATCGACAGCGCGGGGACGTGGGCGCTGCGCACGCTGGCCGCGGGTATGATGGCGGGCATGACCAGCCCGGCGCGGCCGTGGTTCAAGCTCAGCCTGCCCGACAAGGATCTCGCTGAGCACATGTCGGTCAAGCGCTGGCTCGACGATTGCACCAAGGTGCTGCAGCGGATCTTCACCAAGTCGAACACCTACAACACGCTCCACGGGATGTACCGCGAGCTCGGCGGCTTCGGCACCGGGCTGTCGGTCCTCGAGAACGACTTCCAGACCGTCATCCACCACAACCCGATGACTGTCGGCCAGTACGCGCTGGGCACCAACCACAAGGGCGACGTCGACAAGTTCACCCGCGAGTTCGAGCTGACGATCGAAGAGGCGATCGGCTGGTTCGGCTGGGATAGTATGTCGAAGAGCGGGCAGAACGCATACAATCAGGGCAACTACGACTACAAGGTGGTGGTCAGGCACCTCAAGGTGCCGAACCCTGACCGCGACCCGGGCAAGGTCGACAACCTGAACATGGCGTTCCGCTCCGAGTACTGGGACGCGCGCGAGACCGACAACGGCAGGTGGGGCCTGCTCCGCCAAGGCGGCACGCGGTTCTTCCGCGCGCTCGCGCCGCGCTGGGATCTCATCTGGGGCGACACCTACGGCAGCTCGCCGGGGATGGAAGCGCTGGGCGACCTGCTGCAGCTGCAGCAGGACCAGCGGCAGAAGGCGAAGGCGATCGACTATCAGGTCGACCCGCCGCTGCAGGTGCCGACCCAGCTGCGCAACGGGGGTGACTTCCTCCCCGGCGGCGTGAGCTACTACGACGCGATGGCGCCGCAGGGCGGTGTGCGCACCGCGTTCGAGGTCAACCTCGACCCTAACCTCGTGCTCGAGGACATCCGCGACGTGCGCGAGCGCATCAACCGGGCGTTCTACGCGGACATGTTCCTGATGATCGCGCAGGCCGACAAGAGCATGACGGCGACCGAGGTCGCGGAGCGCCAAGAGGAGAAGCTGCTGATGCTCGGCCCCGTGCTCGAGCGCCTGCACACCGAGCTGCTCGACCCGCTGGTCAGCCACACCTTCGCGCGGGCGCTCGAGGTGGGCATCCTCCCGCCGCCGCCCGAAGAGCTTAGCGGCGTCGAGCTGCAGGTCGAGTTCGTCTCGATGCTCGCGCAGGCGCAGAAGGCGATCGAGGTCAACGCCGTCGACCGGCTGGTCGGCCACATCGGCGTGCTGGCGCAGGCCGGCAAGGTCGACGCGATCGACAAGCTGGACACCGACAAGAGCGTCGAGCGCTACGCCGACCACCTCGGCGTCGACCCCGACCTCATCGTGTCGGGCGACGAGGTCGCGCTCATCCGCCAGCAGCGCGCGCAGGCACAGCAGGCAGCGCAGGCCGCAGAGAATGCGGACAAGATGGCGGGCGCCGTGGGCAAGCTCGGCGGCGTGCCGACAGGCGCTGGCCCGTCGGACAACGCGGGCGCGGATCTGCTCAACCTGTTCAGCGGGTATAACTCGCCGAGCGCGGTCGAGGTGTAGAGGGAACAAAGGGAGCGAAGACAGTGCTAGAGGAGGAAGTCGAGACGCAAGACCGTCGGAAGCTCGCGCAGATCCAGTCCAACGACCGGGCCAAGCAGCGGGCAGAAGACGTCAAGTGGCTCATGCAGAACGAGGCAGGACGCCGCATCATGTGGCAGCTGCTGAGCGACGCAGGCGTGTTCAGGTCGAGCTTCACGGGCGACACCGACGGCATGCTGTACAAGGAGGGCAAGCGGGCGATCGGCCTCTCGCATCTTGGCGAGATAACCGCTCACTGCAAGTCCGAGTTTATTCGAATGCTCGAGGAGCACCAGACCGATGCTGATTGAAGGCGAAGAAGGCGGAGAAGAACAGGGTGGCATGACCACGCTGCTCGGCACGCCTGCGGAGGACGCCGGAGACAGCCAGCCGACCGAACAGGAAGGCGAGGCGCCGAAGTCCGAAGAACCCGCGAACGACGACACCAAGGAAGATGGCGAGAAGCCTACCGAGGGTGAGAAGTCCGAAGAGGGCGAGAAGGACGACGAGAAGCCCGAAGGCGCTCCCGAAGAGTACGAAGCGTTCACCGCCCCCGAGGGCGTAGAGTTGGACGCAGAGACCACGGATGCGTTCAAGGCTCTGGCGAAAGAGGGCAACCTCACGCAGGAGCAGGCGCAGAAATATATCGACCTTGCGACCGGGCTGGTGAGCAAGCAGGGCGAAGCCCTTGCGCAGCAGCAGATCGCGGCGTTCGAGAAGCAGGTGGCCGACTGGGGCGAAGAGACCAAGTCGGACGCTGAAATCGGGGGGACCAACCTGCAGGCCACGATCGCCAACGCGACCAAGGCCCGCGATCAGTTTGGCAACGAGGGCTTCAAGACCCTCCTCGCCGACTACGGTCTCGGTAACCATCCCGAGGTCATCCGCTTCCTCTCGAAAGTCGGCGCTGCCGTCAGTGAGGACGGCTTCGTTGCTGGCGGTAACTCGCCCGCTCGCGTGTCGTTCTACGACCACCCATCAAGCAAGAAATCGGCGTAAGGAGCCACCACGATGTCTGTACTTGCTACCACCCATCCCACGCTCCTTGACGTGGCGAACCGCACCGACCCCGACGGCAAGATCCCGAAGGTTGTCGAACTGCTGAACCTGACCAACGAGGTCTTGGACGACGCGGTCTGGGTCGAGGGCAACCTGCCCACCGGCCACAAGACCACGGTCCGCACGGGCATTCCCACCCCGACGTGGCGCAAGCTCAACTACGGCGTGCTGCCGACGAAGAGCACCACGGCTCAGGTCACCGACACCGTCGGCAACCTCGAGGCGTACGCCGAAGTCGACAAGGATCTCGCCGACCTCAACGGCAACACCGAGGCCTTCCGTCTCTCCGAGGATCGCGCCCACATCGAGGGCATGAACCAAGAGATGGTCGACACCATGTTCTATGGTAACGACCTGATCGACGAGGCGGAGTTCACCGGCTTCTCGGCGCGCTACAACAGCCTGTCGGCCCAGTCCGCGGACAACATCGTCCAGCAGTCGGGCACCGAAGGCAACGACAACGCCTCGGCGTGGTTGATCGTCTGGGGGCCCGAGACGGCTCACATGATCTACCCGAAGGGCTCGCAGGGCGGTCTGCAGGTGGTCGATAAGGGTCAGGTGACCCTCGAGAACGCACCCGGCGGTCCGGCTGGCGGTCGCATGGAAGCGTACCGGACCCACTACAAGTGGGAAGCCGGTCTAACCGTGCGCGACTGGCGCTATGTTGTGCGCATCCAGTACAATCAGGAAGACCTGACCAAGGATGCTTCGACCGGCCCCGACCTGATCGACCTGTTCACCGACGCCGTGGAGCGCATCCCGGCACTCGGCATGGGTCGCCCGGTGTTCTACGTGAACCGCCGCACTCGCACGTTCATGCGCAAGCAGATCAAGAACGCTGCGCAGCACACCATCACCATGGACGACGTTGCTGGTAAGAAGGTTGTCTCCTTCGACGGCATCCCGGTTCGCCGGGTCGACGGCCTCCTGAACACGGAAGCGGCCATCGCGTAAGCGGTGACCCTCCACTCTAGAAGGAAGTGATCCGATGATTGCAGATGCTCTTCTCACCTTCGCCGACAACACCCCGCTGAACACTGGTGCAGCTGGCAACTACGTCATCGGCGACCAGATCGACCTCGAGGTCGAGCGCAACATCGGTGTCGGTATCGGCGCCGGTCAGCTTTACCTCGTCATCTCCATGGCAGCCGACGCGACGTCGGGCGGCTCGGCTACGGCCAGCTTCTCGCTCATCACGTCGGACAACTCGGACCTGTCGAACCCGACCATCCTGCTTACCACCCCGGTGGTGCCGGTGGCGGATCTCGACGAGGGTTACCGCGTCGCCGTGGTGTCCCTTCCGATCTCGGACGCCTACAAGCGCTATCTCGGCCTGCGGCAGACCACGGGCACCGCTGCCTTCACGGGCGGTTCGGTGAACGCGTTCCTGACCACCACACCGCCGGCCAACCGCGCTTACCCGGCACCGTCGCAGGACTTCTCGGCTTAACGGCCGGGAAGTTCCCGACCTCTGAGGGAGGAAGACTATGACTGACAGCAAAGACCAGAAGTCGCCCGCCGACTACCAGAAGCCGGTGGGTGCTCCCAAGTACACCACCAAGGCCGACGGCGAGATGCTGCGGGCAACCAAGCGCGGCTTCTACAACGGCGAGCAGATCGAAGTGGGCGAGACCTTCCGCGCACTGTCCAAGGGTGAAACCTTCGGCTGGGCCCGCGCGGCCAAGCCGGTCGACGCCGCGGAGGAGCACGACGTGGCTCCCGCCTTCCTCGAGCGGTCGATCAAGGAGATCCTGCCGGATCTTCGCGACAAGACCGACAAGGAGCTGAACGAGCTGATCTCGGCCGAACAGGGCGGGCAGATGCGCAAGGGCCTGCTCTCGGCCATTCAGGACGAGCTGGACAACCGGGTTGGCAAGGACGCGCCTGTCCCCGGTCCGGCACACGACGCAGACCCGTTCGCTTAATTCCTCCCGAGCGATAGGGAACGCAAGGGCGCGCAGGTCTGCTAGGCTTGCGCGCCCTTTTGGTAGGAGAATAGCCAGTGGCTGCCGTTGTCGACATCTGCAATCTTGCCCTCGCCAAGCTCGGCGATCGGGCGAACGTCACCAGTATCGACCCGCCCGAGGGTTCTGCGCAGGCAGACCACTGCGCGCGGTTCTACCCGATCGCGCGTGATGAGGCGCTGGCCTCCGCCGACTGGAGCTTCGCGTCGACCTACGACACGCTGGCCGAGTACAGCAACGAGGCCAACCCGCGGTGGGAGCACACCTACGCCCTGCCCGACGACTTCATCGCGCTGCGCGACGCCGGCGTGAGCGAGGCGGATCTCTACGCGCTGCACCACGGCCTGCTGCCGGAATACGAGCTGGGCACGATCGCCTCGGGGCAGCGGGTCATCCGCATGCAGACGCCCTACAACTACGTCCGGTTCACCCGCAAGGTGACCGATCCCACGCGCTTCCCGCCGCTGTTCACCAACGCGCTGATCTTCCTGCTGGCCTCACACCTCGCGGGCCCGGTCATCAAGGGCCGTGCGGGCGCGCAGGCAGCGCAGGCGTGGTATAAGGCGTACCGGATCGAGCTGAGCAAGGCCGAGACGGTCGACGCGAACCAGAACCGCGTCCACACCAGCTACCAGCCGAGCAACCTGCGGGCGCGCGCAGCGGGCGGCGACAGCCGCATCGTCGAGCGCGGTCAGTACCGCCACAGCCTTCCGTTCTGGGCGGAGTAAACCATGGGCGACCAGCGCACACACACCCGGTCCTTCGGCGGCGGCGAGGTCACGCCGGAGTTCTTCGGCCGGATCGACGACGCGAAGTACCAGACCGGCCTCGCGCTGTGCCGGAACTTCGTCATCGCGCCCCACGGGCCGGCGATCAACCGCCCGGGCACGCTGCACGTCAACCGCGCGAAGAACCACGACAAGCGCCCCCGGCTCATCCCCTTCACCTTCTCGTTCGACCAAGCGCTGGTCATCGAGATCAGCGAGGGCGCGTTCCGCTTCCACGCGCAGGGGCAGACGCTCGAGGTCGGCGGCAGCCCTTACGAGGTCGCGCACCCCTATCTCGCCAGCGAGATCCCCGACATCACCTACGCGCAGAGCGGGGATGTCGTGCACCTGCGGCACCGCAACCACCCCCGCCGGACGCTCTCGCGCTTCGACACCGCGAACTGGGTGCTCGACGAGCTGACGGTCGGCCCCGTGCTCGAGCCGCCGGAGAACCTGAGCGGCACCGGCACCGCGGGCGACACCCCGGGCACGCCGTTCGGCACCGAGTATGTCGTCACCGCGCTGACCGCCACCGAGGACGAGAGCCTCGCGAGCGCGGTCGAGACGGTGAGCAATAACCTCTACGACGACGGCGCGTACAACTCGCTCAGCTGGGACGCTGTCGCGGGCGCCGAGCGCTACAACATCTACAAGAAACAGGCAGGGCTGTTCGGATATATCGGGCAGACCGCAGAGCTCGAGTTCGACGACGAGAACATCGCGCCCGATCTAGGCACCACGCCGCCGCTGGATCTCGACCTGTTCGAAGACCCGGGCGACTATCCCGGCGCGGTAACCTATTTCGAGCAGCGACTGTTCGAAGCGGCGACTTTGAACCAGCCGCAGAATATCTGGGGCACGCGCTCGGCGACCGAGAACAACTTCAACTATTCGATCCCGCTCAAGGAAAACGACAGCATCCACTTCAAGATCGCGTCGCGCGAAGCGAACCCGATCTACCATCTGGTGGCGATGCAGGATCTCATCGCGCTTACGCCCTCGAGCGTGTGGCGTATCAGCGGCGGGCTGTCCGACATCCTGAGCCCGCTCAGCCTGACCGTCCGGCAGCAGTCCTTCGTGGGCTCTTCGCTGACCAAGCCCGCGCTGATCGGCAATAACATGATCTACGTAGCATCGCGCGGCGGGCACCTGCGCGAGCTGGGCCTCGACGGCGACAAGGGCGGCTATCTGACGGGCGATGTCAGCATCCGCGCGCCGCACCTGTTCGACGGGTACGACGTCGAGCGCATGACCGTGGCTTACGACCCTTACCCGATCGTATGGTCGGTGTCTTCGTCCGGCAAGCTGATAGGCTTCACCTATATCCCCGAGCAGCAGGTCGGCGCTTTCCATCAGCACGACACCGACGGTATTTTCGAGGAGATCGTGACCATCCCTGAAGGCGGGCGCGACGTGACCTACGTCAGCACGCGCCGCACGGTCGGCGGGGCTACCCGGCGGTTCATCGAGGTCTTCGCCGATCGCAACTTCGCGACGCAGGCCGACCAGCACTTCGTCGACTGCGGCATCGTTTACACGGGCACCCCCACCGCGATCGTCGACGGCCTCGACCATCTCGAGGGCAAGACCGTGGCGATCCTCGCTGACGGCGCCGTCGTGGCGCAGCAGGAGGTGCAGAGCGGCATGATCGAGCTGCCGGTCGAGGCGAGCGTCGTGCACGTCGGGCTGCCGTACACCTGCGACCTGCAGACGCTGCCGCTGGCGCTGGAGCTGGCCGGGTACGGGCAGGGCATGCCGAAGAACGTCAACACCGCCTTCATGCGCGTCTATCGCTCGTCCGGCATCTTCGCGGGGCCGAGCTTCGACGAGCTGGTCGAGCACAAGCAGCGCACGATCGAGCCGATGGGCTCACCGCCTAACCTCATCACCGACGAGGTCGAGATCGTCCTGCCCCCCGCGTGGACATCCGACGGCCAGATCTGCGTGCGGCAGAGCGACCCGATCGCGCTGACCCTTCTCTCCATCACACTGGACTTCGCTCTTGGCGGCGGGTGACCTTGTCGTCGGGCCGATCCGCCCGGGCATGATCCGCGAGCTGGCGGAGGAGCTTCGCGACTGCGACCGCGAGGAGCTGGAGGCTGCGAACTTCAGCCCGGTCGAGGAGATCATTCGGCAGAGCGTCAACCTGTCCACCTGCAGCTGCGCGGCGACGACCCCCGACGGCAAGCTCGTCGCGCTGTTCGGTGTTGCCCCGCCGACACTGGTGGGGGATAAGGGCGCGATGTGGATGCTGGCCACGGACAGGTTGTACAAGTACCCCGTCGGCGCGACCAAACTGGCCCGCCGCTTCGTTGAATACTCGCTCCGGCTGTACCCCCAGCTGGAGAATTGGGTGTTTGAAGGGAACACACATTCCGTCGCTTGGCTTAAGGTGCTCGGGTTCACAGTCGAGAAAGCGGCTCCGCACGGCCCCAAGGGCGAGATGTTCCACCGTTTTCATATGAGGTTGTACAACGATGTGTAGTGCAGGCATGGCATCCATGGGCGCGCAGGCCTTCGGCCTCGGCGCGTCGACTGGTGCATCCTTCATAGGCGCGAAGATCCAGAAGGATCAGCTGCGGCATCAGGCGGCGATGGCCGAGATCAACGCGGCTGTGACCGAGGAGGCGGCGCGCAACACCATCCGCGCCGGCACGATCGAAGAGAGCCGCATCAAGATGGCGGGCGCGCAGGCGAAGGGCAGCCAGATCGCGCGCATCGCCTCGAGCGGGGTCGACATCGCCGGCAGCAACACCGCGCTTGCGCGCCTCACCGGCACCGACCTCATCACCGAGGTGGACGCCCAGACCGTCCGCGCGAACGCCTACCGCGAAGCCATGGGCCAGCGGTTCCAAGCGACCAACCTGCGCAATCAGGCCCGGTCGTCGCGCGCCACCGCCAAGGGCATCTCGCCCGGCCTTGCCGCTACGACCACGCTGCTGTCGGGCGCCGGGCAGGTCGCGTCGAGCTGGTACACGATGAACGAGACAGGGGCCTTCGATCCGCCGAAGAAGAGCGAGAGCTACACCTCGCCGGTCGAGACCTCGCCGACGCTGCTGATGGGGATGGGCTGGTAATATGGCGAGCGATCCTTCACAGTTCCGGGTCCGCCCCAACGCGGGCAACATGCCGATCCTCACCTCGCCGAGCGTGCAGGTGCCGGTGGTCGAGCAGATGGCGCAGCTGGGGCAGGGCATCCAGCGCGCGGGCGCGCAGGCGAGCGAGATCGTCACCCGCGAGGCGAACAAGGCCAACGAGGCTTTCGTCAACGAGCAGCTGACCAAGCTGAAGCAGCGCCAGATCGACCTGACCTATGGCGAGGA